TCTTTTTCGCGTTCGCGGATTTCGTTCTTGGCCCATGCAAGTTCTAGGGCTTCTTGTTGTGAAAGAACATGCGTACCTTCCTTGGCTTCATGTTCAATCTTCTCTACTGCCTGTTTACTTTCGGTCAACGTAGAGAAAATACCAGCTATGTCGGACAGGTGATTACCGGACTCTTTAACAGTTTTAATACCTGCGTTAAGAGTCTTTAAGGCACCTACTACCATAGTGATTTCAGCAATCATTTACTCGACCTTATTTCCACTGACTACGCCCCTAGCTCATTTTTCATAAATTAAGCTCCCTTTATACAAAGTTCGGCCCTTTTTTCCAATACACCAAGCTTCTGCGTTGGCCTTTTGTTACGGGGGTTACTCTATGGGGAGTGTCACTTTTGAATATGACTGCGCTCCCAAAGCCCCCTAAGTGAGTAACCGTTGTCGGGCCACCAGTGCTAAAAAGCTGTAGATCGCCCCCCTCGTACTCACCTAAAGAGGTGTTTACAATAACAGTAAACTTAAAGTCATAATTTGGATGGTTTGACCCATCCTTATGCCAGTCATAACTCCCATTTGTATCATACTCGTTAAATAAAACACTGTCGCGTGGGAAATTTTCTTCTATGTTGTAACCGTAATTTAAGCGGTTAGTAATTTTTATTTCTCGCTCTAATGCCTCAAAATTATTAGCTAGGTATTGCCATTCCACAGCACTGACCGCAGAAACGTGCTTGAGGTTAGCCTTTCCATCTGCGCCGATAGCGGCAGTATCCTTCCAGCCCTTATCAAGTCTTTTTTCCCGTATCGCGTAAATATCTTTTATCTGATCCTTAGAAAACATACCTTCCCAATAATACCAATCACAATACTTCATTGATTGTTCTCCATAAATCTATACCAGCCAGTTACTATATATTTTGACTGCGACATTGAGGGTAGCCCCCTATGCGTATGCGTCCAGTCAACAGGCCAAACTAACGTCAAACCTTTTTTTGGTTTAACTTTTAACTTTTGATATAAAAACTCAGTCTCTCCCCCATCACTGACATCATTAAGATAAGTCATGTAAGCTAGGTGCCTAGTCGCGGTGGTTAGACAGCCCCTTTCTTTATGCCAAGCGTGATAAGCGCCACCCTTGTCGTACTTTTGTATATTTACAGCCTCAAGACCATAAGGGTCAACCGCGTCAGCAGATTCATACCTTTTCTTGTAGCAACCTAAAACATCTTGCAATTGCTCTGTGTACCCAATCCAATTGGGTGTTCCCACCTGTACGGTACAGTCTATGGAGTCTTTGGCGGCCTTATCAACTGTTTGTTCTTCAACAAAATTTCCAACGCCTTTCGTGATAACCCCTTTGTAAGAAAAAGGGCTTTCGTCTACCTCCCTTATCAAGTCATCGCATATTCTATCGTCTTTTATCATCCACGCGCCTATAAAAGATTTTTTTTGATCCTTACATAGTATAACGGCAGTGTTATTCATCCCGCACCCAAGACAGGGTGTCCTCATCCCAATGATAGGGGTACTCCCCCTCATCTTCTGGCATTGCTGTTGGAGGTACCCAATAGCAAGTGCTGCTATCTAAAGTCCAGCTTGGATAAGGTTGCTGCGTATAAAATGCATCTTTAATGGAGTCGTATACACCCCCAATACTTGCATAGTTGTACCGCAGAGCCACCCCACCGTCAGGCTGTCCGTCTTGCCCATAGTGAACGCCTCCGTGAGTGTTGTAGCTAGTTTGAACCCAAGCACCCGATAAGGTGTCTACAAAGTCCTGCTCTGCAACTATAACGTCAATAACAGTGCCAACATTTACTTTAGCAAAATGACTCATAATTTATTCTCCTTACGCGGTAGGCGTGAACGTGGCGCTTGAGTTAAAGGTATGGTAGGTAACACCGCCGCTAGTGCTTACTGAGCCGCCGCTTGCGAGAGTGGCGTTGCCGTTGTAAAAAATAACTACTTTACCTGATCCGCCGGGAGAACCATCACCGTAACCTGCTCCAGCGCCACCGCCACCGCCCGTATTGGATTGCCCAGAGGTCTGATCGCCGCCGTTTTGATTGTTTTGATTCATTCGAGCGCCATGACCACCACCACCATTTCCGCCATCTCCCCCATTGGCCAAATACGATTGGTATCGCGCTCCACCGCCGCCGCCACCGCCAGCATAATAGGTGCTTTGAAACTGCTTTCCAGAGCCGCCATTGCCTCCTTGGTTGCCGTTAGAGTTTTGGCCAGCGGCCTGCGCTCCACCACCGCCACCGCCGCTTCTTTGATAATAACTGCCACTATTTTGCTCAATCCCTTCGCCGCCGTTGTTTCCTGTTGAGGTCAAATAGCCGCTGGGCGTGAGCGTATGGCCGCCGTCGTTAGTAGCTCCACCGTTTGTACCACCACCGCCACCACCGGAGCCGCCGGATTCGCCCTGCTGACCCGTTCCACCACCGCCGCCGCCACCATCAATCTTTAAGTCAACGCTTGTTCCATTAATCCTACAGTCCGCCCCGTCAGCGCCAGCGGAGCCGCCTGAACTACCACCGCCACCCCCAGCGCCGACTGTTACGGTGTAGCCTGTGCCTCCAATTAAAAGTTGAGATGCATTGCTTCCGTCATGCCAGCCGCCGCCACCACCACCACCACCAGTAAAATTTGAGCCGCCACCGCCACCACCACCAGCCGCGACCATAAAATAATTCACGGTAAGTTCAGCGGGGCCGCGATCAGTAAAAGAGCCAAAGCCGTTTATGTTGTATCCAAAACCTGACATTGTTTACTCCTTATGCGTCGTTAGCTGCGTCAGTGGTAAAGAGAAGCTTAATGCCTAACAAGCGAGCGTCGCCCGATTGGTTGTCGGCTGAAACATCTCTCATTATCTGAAAGTAAGTCTGAGTATCTGCCGCCGCGTTTGCTATTGTTACCGCCCCACTTACCGCCGATACCGTCATATCATTAGAGGTTCCACTAAAGGCTTTTGCGGTAGCCACTACATTCGTTCCAAATGCGGTGTTTATGCTTCCATTATCTGCCATTGAGCCGCCAGACAAGCCCCATGCTACCGTACCCGTGTTTGTCCCTGTTACTGTCCAGAAGGCTTGAAATATTACCGTGCCTTCGTTCCACGACTTTGGGAAACAGACGGTAAACTGAGCGTTCTCGTCAGACGATGGGTTAAAGTCTAAGCATTTTAGCTCGGGACCGTTAGACAGCTCGACTTGCTCTAAATCCGCACAACCGCTAGTGCTGTTTGGGTACATTGCCCCCGCCGGAACATAGATAGTCTCAAGACCTGCAACTTTAACTGCCGCGCCAGAGTCAGTGATTGACCCGCCAACCAGCAAATCGCCAACAACAGATACGTTAGTGGTTCCTGTCGGTACGGTTAATGCCGCCGCATCAGCGTCATTCTTAATGGTGACATCGGACGTTGATCCTTGCCCTGTAAGAATAAGACCTTCTGCCGCTGTGTAGCCTATTGCCGCGCCATCCCCTGCCGCAGTATCTCCGTCAGCGTTTAAGGTTCCTGCTGTAAGATCACCAACAATATCTACATTAGTAGTGCCAGTAGGAATTGTTAAAACAGTGCCGTCAGCGTCATTCTTGAGAGTTACATCAGAGGTTGAGCCTTGACCCGTTACAATAATACCTTCTGCACTGGTGTAACCAAGCGCGGCATCGTCACCAGCGGCTGTATCTCCAGAAATCAGAGGGTGTGCTAGGGTCTTATTACTTAGAGTCTGTGTAGCTGCAATACCCGCCAAAGTGTCTGAAGTAGCTGGCAGAACAAGAGTTACGTTGCCTGAAAAGGCAGAGTGTGCGGGAGCTTGAATTTGAGCGTAGTGAGCGTTATTAGATTCGCAGTAAAACTTGACTGTTGATACGGTTCCGCTGTTTTTGATAGCGATGTCACCAGCGGATATTTCAACCAGCCCAGCTATTACAGCCTTGACGGTGCCTGTCGGTATCTCAATAACGTCTGCGTCAGCATCGTTCTTAATAGTTACGTCATTGGTAGAACCCTGACCTGTAAGGATAAGACCTTCAGCGGCGGTAAAGCCTATCGCGGCGGAATCACCTGCCGAAGTATCTCCGTCCGGAGTAAACGTAGCCGCAGTTAAGTCTCCAACAACATCCACAGCACCTGCAAAATTTACAGTAGTTGTTCCCGTAGGAATCTCAATTACATCTGCGTCTGCGTCATTCTTGATGGTTACATCATTCGTAGAGCCTTGTCCGGTTAAAATAAGACCTTCAGCAGATGTATAGCCAATTGCAGCATTATCCCCAGCGGCTGTATCTCCGTCGGGTTCAAAAGTTGCCGCTGTAGCCGTGCCAACAATATCTACATTAGTAGTGCCTGTAGGAATGGTAAGGACAGTACCGTCAGCATCGTTCTTTAGAGTAACGTCGGACGTTGAACCCTGACCTGTTAAGATAGCTCCGTCGGCAGAAGCATAACCAAACGCAGCGGCATCGCCGGAAGCGGTATCGCCAGCAGGCTGTATGGTATTTGCAACAAAGAAATCTCCTGCTACTGACAGGTCAGTCATAACATCGTAGAGCGCCGCCCCACTTCCCGCGCCATCAGAAGCGATAGACTTAGTCTGTCCAGCAAGTACAGCTACATTTGCTCCAGAACCCTGAGTAAACGTAAGAGTGTAGCTAGTGGCGTTCTCTATGAACCAAACCTTAGATACAGTGTTAGGTGCTAGGGTTACTGTAGAGGCTTGACCGCCTCCAGTTAGCTTTAGATACAAAGACCTAAGCTCGCCATTTGTGGCTGTTCCATCGGGCATTGTGATAGTAGAAGTTGATGCGTCAGCGACTGCCTTAGTCGCATAGCCCATAGCCTCGCCAATTAACTCTAGGTTGACGTTTGTTTCAGTGCCCCATGTACCAGAAGATTCGCCTGTGCCAATCTCCTTTAGTCTTAAATCGTTAACGTATGTTGCCATTATATAACCCTCATGCGGCTATTGTTTGCCAATTTGGTGTTTGAGAAGTGTCTATCAACCCCCACACATTTGTTGTACCTATCTCACCAGTGCCTAAAACACCCGAAACTGAAAAAGTTACAGAAGAACCTACTACAACGCTACCTACTGATACTACGCCTCTAACTGATGTAACAGACGTTTCGGCGTTTGCTTCTACAACTACACTACCTAATGCACTTGTACCTGCAACGCCAGTAGGTGATACAGCTTCAGGGTCTCCCCATGTAGCAGACCCCCAAACTCCACGGCCCCAACCAGTAACATCTGACACTACGCTATCCTAATAATCGCATTGCTAGCGTCCGCTGCTGGGAAGGTAATAGTAAAGTCTCCTGCGGTAGCTATTTTGTCAGCTCCAAAGTCCAATACACATACAGCTTTGTCAGAGTTCGTGTCGTTATATATCAACGCACCTCTAGCAGTTATTGAAACTGTACTAAAAGTCAGGTTAGCAAAGTCTGTAAATCCCGTAGTACCGGACGTAGCAGGGTTTATGTTAGTTAAAGCCGCTCCCGTAGCACTATAATTGGTTCCACTAACTTCATTAGAACTAGTATACGCTGTTGTAGCCGCACTAAGAGTTGCGGAGCTAGTGTATAAAGCTAGTTTGAAGCTGTTCCCTCCACTCGCTAGGAAATTATGAGTACCTTCAAGTAACTCTTTTTTAAACGAGGTACACATTGCTTGAGTTATCGCCATTACAATCTCCTAATGATTTCGGCCATGTCTTGCTGTTGGTTTTGGTTAAGCAACCCTACTAATGTAGTTCTATCACTCTTGATTGCTTCTTCCATATAGTATTTTACTGCGGTAAACACCTGCGCTTTAAACGCTTCTGCTTGATCTTTTATAGCAGGGTGACACTCTCCACCCACTGACACTATCCGGCTTGTAGCCATTTCCGCCCAGAACTCAGGATCGTGTCCTTTGTTGTTAGTAGTAGTAACTCCTACAGAGCCTACATTTGATACCGCTACATTAAACATTTTAATTTACTCAGCTAACTGGGGTTCTGAATTGTCCAGAACGATATGTATCTTCACGTAACTTACCGTCACCAAGATTCTTTAGTAGAGTCATAGATAGCAAATACATCTTCTCGTAGTTAGCCACTATGTCCTGTTCACCTTTCATAAACCGTATTGCTTCTAATAGTGCTCCGTTAAGCAGCGCAGAGTCAAATTCTTCTCCTAGCCACGTAGTACCTGCGGTAACTATAGACTCAGGATAATAACCATAGTGCAACTCTGTATCATAGTTAGCATCAGGAGTTGGCCCTAGTATAAAGCTAGCGTCATCGAAGTAAGCATAATGCTTTGGCGAACCAGTAGCAGTAGCAGTGGGGTATGCTTCTCGTATGAAATTAACATCTTTATTTATTAAGAAAGTGTAAGTCCCACTAGAAGATATTACTGCTAGGCTATACGTATACAAAAAATCAGTAGGTACGGTTAAATACGGGCTATTACTAGACATACCTCCCGTCACGTTCTTACGTAGCGCAGGTATTTGGACTGAGTTATATATCTTCTGCTCGGCCTGTTCTGTAAACATGGCAAGCTGGGCATCTGTGAATGTGTTTTCACAAATGTCTTGGATATTAGTTTTCAGTTCCGTGTAATTCATAGGTTATGCCATAGGGCCGCGTGCGTACAAGCCTTTAGTAGCAGCGCCAGTACCACGTACTTTAATTTTACGGGTAGAGTCTTTTTTGACTTCTCCGCCGTTTTTGTACCCAGCCATTTTCTTTTTTGGTTTCATATCCATCTTACTACTCCTAGGTTATGGTTATAGTAACTTGCCCTATAATACCACTTATTAACAATATGTTTGGGGTTAGTTCAAACGGGTCATTTCCTCCGCCTATAGGGTTCCAGCCCCACTGTATCGCTCTACTGCTGTTATCTCCTGATTCCCCCAAACTTTGATCTGGTCTCGGATCACGCAATGCTTGTGGGTCATCTATGGGAAACTCCCCTAATTTTAACTGGGGATGGTCAGGATTCCAACACTCAGTGCAGGCTTTTATATTGGTGTTTACACCCTTTACAACTAGTTCCTTTAAATCTTTTAACTTGTACTGGAACCCACATACATCGCAGTATGCTATAGCTCGCTTGTTAGAAGCAAATCTAGCACCCATTACACGTATCCAATACGAGGTACAAACCTAGCGGAAGTCTTCTCCCTATCTTCTCCTGCGGCCATCTCAAACTGTTCATCATAAATTGATTTTAACATAGGCACTCGATCAGTCATCTCAGGCAGTTTCATAGCTATGTAGTACGCCAACCCTGCTACTAGACAAGGGAAGAACCTAAAGTTCATATCTGCCGTCTCTACACCACTACCAGCATCTTGTACACGCCGTAGTCTATAGTACTTAAATACGTAATCGTTACTATCAGGTACGGGCCACACGTTTATTGTAGGATTATCTCTTAGTCTTTCAATCCATACTTGTATGGGTCTACCTTGTGTCAACTTGTTAGGTATAGACGCGTAAGTACTCACACTAATACGACTTATGCTAATGTCGCTTTGAGTAGCAGTAACACCGCTGTTAGTACGTATTACTTGCTCTAACAAGTCTATAGTATCTGCGGGTAAATCATACTCAGACGTACCTTTAACAAGGTTTACAGTGCCCTCGTCTATAGTCCAGAGGTTAATACCTCGATTCTGCCACTCTATAGTCATAAGGTTCATGGATCGTCTTGCAGTACGCAGGTCATATCCAGAACGCATCTCACGTCCCGCACGTTCAAACGCTTCTTCAGCGATCTCGGTGAAGTCCATGTTAAATGCTGTAGTGCCTGATGTAGCCATTACTTTTTCCACCCGTTCTTAGCGTTAACCTTGGCTTTCTTAGATAGCTTTCCGTAGTGGAACAACTTTACACTAGTCTTAGTATGGGTTTTGCCCGTGTGAAGACTGCCATCAGCCATCTTATGTAGACCGCCTTTGTGTTCTTTTCCGTCTTTTTTGTAGTGCTTAACGCCCATACCCATTATTTTTTACTCCGCTTAGTAGCTGATACTCGTCTAGGTTTACCTGCTGGTTGTCCTAGTCTTTTCTTCTCCGCTACCTTCTTTGCTTTCTCGGCGCTAGACATCTCACCAGAAGTCTTAGGAGTCTTCTCAGACACCCGTTTGCTAGGACGGCAGTATGGAGTACCACGACTGTCTCCTTTCTTTCTACCACAAGCCTTGCCAGTTTTAACGTCCTTCCAGTCCTCTTGGAACCAACGCTTTAACGAGGCTCCTTTGGCTGTTTTACGTATCTTACCACCAGACTTGTAGTATACACGCATTACTTACCAGCCTTTTTCTTCCGGCATTTAGCGATAGCTCCCGAAGCATATGCTGACGGGAACACTTTGTACTGTTTCTTGACCTTAGTATAACAAGCGTCTTTTACTGTACCGCCTTCCTTATACCCACAGCCACAGCCGCTTTTCTTGTAGTAACGTCTCATTAGCGCATCTTACAAGCACGTACGCCTTTCTTAGCCATACCTGCGCCACGAACCTTACCGCCTTCCTTATACGCTTTAGCCATTCCGCCAGCTTTCATTTTGCCCACACCATCAGCGGCATAGTCGGGAACCATCTTACCGTCTTTCCCTTTAACCATGTTTAGCTTACCACCTGCGCTCATTTTTACTTTACCACCCATCATCTTCTTAACAGGTTTTTTCTTGGCTTTTGGCACGGGCTCTGAAGGTGAGGCACCTAAAGTTTGACCCATCTGCTTAAACTTGTATTCTGCTTTTTGCTCGTCTGTCATAGCATCAAACACTTTAGCGGAAAGAGGGGGGTACTTCATCATTCCTAGTTTTTTCTTCTTCGTTAGACCGCCGCCTTTGTACCCTAAAACATCTTTACGGGCACGCATCTTGGCTTTTTCATCCCTAGAGGTCATGTTATTAGCTTTGTTCAAAGAGGTACCCCGTAACTTATCACCCAAATTATCCCCGAATTTATCAAGTTTTTTATCGAGCGAGCTATTTTCTCCTCGTTCTTTCTGAGCTTGATACTTTCTGACATTACTTTTATATGTGTCTTCAGATACTTTTTGGTCAAAAGCAGCTTTTTTCTTAG